TCATGTCAGTAGCCTCTCGCCCTTCACAAGCCACACCGGGCGCGCAGAACATGGGTAGCGATCTCAAGCAAGCGCAAGACCTTCTCGCCCCTTACCGCAGGATTCGCTAATGGCGGGTCGCAAGGATGTTCGCACAACACTTGCGAACTTTATCGCGCCGCCTAAAGTAGACGGCATCAACCAAGTCTTTACCTCGTTTCCTAAGCGTATTGACTTTCAGGTGAACGCCTTGCCTTCTCAGCTATCTCGTTGCGCAGCCGTTATCCATATCGAAAGCGAAAACGAAAATCGCCTAGCTATCGGTGGTGCGCATAGTGGCGTGAAGCGTATTGACTACTCCGTTGCTATCCAGCTCTTTCACCATTCCATGGAGCGCAACTCCGAGGATGCCATGAACGACCTCGATAATGTCGTGGACAACCTCAAGACCGTTCTGCGTTCGGATCACCAATTCGGTGACCCTTCGGGCTATCTTGTCTGGCAAGGCGCAGAGCCAGTTATCAGCGCAAGCTACGGTGAGCCAATGTCTAACGATGGAACTTCCACAGAGACTTGGGCAATTATCCGTTTTGATGTTACCCAGATGATTCAAGCATAAGGAGAGAAATGGCAACCTTCACATATAACGGAGAATACGAGATTGTATTTCCGTCAATCGCCGTCACGGTTAAGCCTGGCGATACCTTCGAAGCGCCCGATGATTTCACCGCACCAAATGTCACACCCGCAAAAAAATCCAAGCCAGCCCCAACAGTAGGAGATGAATAAATGACACTCGCACAACCATCCGTCAAAAGTTACCTTGGGGTTGCCTTAGAGACAACCAAGGGAACTGCGGTCACCGCTACTAACTTTGTACCTATTACCCTTAACTCATTCAAGCCAGTTGATGTCATCGCGCCTTTGTATGACACCGCAATTCGTGGCTCAATGGTGGAGAACTACAACTATGTTCAGGGTCGCCGTAACACGACCGTTGACTTTGGTGGCCCAGTATTCGCTGACACTATCGGCTTCTGGATTGCTGGCGTTCTCGGCGATGTAACCACAACAGGTTCAACCGCTCCTTACACGCACGCTATTGCTTTGAAGAACGCAGTAGGCGGATCGGGAGACGCGCAACCTAAGTCTTTGACCATTACCGATTTCTATTCGGCAAACACTCGTCAATATCCCGGCGTTCAGATTACCGATTTCGGTTTAACTTATAGCGCTGACGGAATGTTGGAATACACCGCTAAGGCTATGGGCTTCCCATCAACAACCACTAGCGCACCAACGCCTTCATTCACCACCGTCTTGCCTACTCAGGTATGGACAGGAACAGTAACCATCGGCGGAACAACCGTTGGATATGTTCGCACAGGCACATTGGACTTGTCTCGTAAGGCAGAAGCTATTTGGGGCGTTGCAAACACCCAGTCTCCTTATCAGGTATTCGTTGGCTCATTAACCGCCAAGGGCAAGGTTACCTTCGTTATGCAAGACGACACAGAACTTACTCGTTACCTCACCAATACCCAACCTGCTCTTACCTTCAACTTCTCAACTGGCTCAGGTTCAACTGCAACTCAGGTTCAGTTCACCTTGTCAAAGGGTGCTTACAACACCGGAGAAATTGACCGCACCGCCGACTATGTTCAGGTGACGGTTGATATTGAAGGTCTTGGAAATACCACCGATGTCGGTGCAACTAGCGGATACTCTCCTGTTAAGTTCACCCTGCAAAACGCATTTACTAGCGGCACATACCAGTAAACGCGTAAACTAGATGTCTGTCGGGCAGCCGCCTTCCCTGCCCGCCAGACCCTAATTCGTGAAGGCAAAGTTGGAAGGAAACCATGTCTAAAGCAATTACACTCCCATCGGGCGCAACCGTTACTTTGCGCGATCCAAAATCTTTGCGTCAAAAAGACCGCACGAAGGTTTATCAAGCCGCAAGCAACGCCGAAGGTATTATGCAAGGCGTATCCATGATTGACGGTCTTATCGGCGTTCTTGTCGAGTCATGGTCATTTGACCTAATTATCCCTTCTGTTCACCTTGCCTCTCTTGGCGAATTAGAAATTCCTGATTATGACGCTCTCGCCGAAGAAGCAAGCAAGGCTCAAAACATTATCTTTGGTACTGGCTTTCAGGCAACACCAGAAAACGAATCGAACCCCGATAGCCCTTTAGACAAATCCAACGCTTAGTTTGGGCGGTCAATAACCCTACAAGCCAGCGTTCAAATCAGGTATATCCTGATGATGAGTTTCTGTATTACCTCTGCGCTAAAGAGTTCGGCTGGACTATCGAAGAAACCGATAACCAGCCAGCGCACTTCCTTGATTGGGTAGTGAACTTTCACAAAGCCATTAAAGAGGTTAATAGTGATAAAGAGTAATATCAGCCAAGTCAAGAAGTTTATTGACAAAGCCGAAACCAACTTAGATTCAGGCGCTCGCGCTGCGCGTGATGAAATGATGGCTACCTTTATCCAGCTCGCTCAAAAGGAAATCAAAGGCGACCGTAAAGCGGTGGGTTATCCAGCAACACCGGGTCAACCACCTATGAATGTGACAGGCAACTTGCGCCGATCCATTCGCGGCGAAAAGGGTCAGATTGGCTTTGGTACTTATACCGCCGTTGTCGGCCCAACCGTAGGCGTGTATGCCCGCGCTCTTGAAATGGGTGGCAAGTACGCACCGCCTTCATGGAAAAATCAACAAAGCTATCCTTACATGAAACCTGCGTATGAAAAGTTTAAAAAAGTATTTATGACCATTGTTCACAAGCATCTAGGATAGGAAGGAATAACGATGGCAGATTTTATTCCACCAGTAATCCTTGAGGTCACCGCAAAGGTTACAGGCGCTATTACGGGCTTGCGTTCGGTCAATGCTGAAATGGACAAGCTAGAAGCCAAGGGAGCTTTAGCCTCTGGATCAATGGCGAAGTTCGAAACCGCTTCTAAAATGGCGGGTACTGCGCTTCTTGGATTAGGTGGCGCGTTTGGCGTATTTGCTGCTGCCAGCATTAAACAACTAGATAGCTTTGAAAAAGCACAATCTAACTTAGAAACTGCCATTACTAATACAGGTGTCAGTTTTAAGGATGCGCAACCTATCATCCAGCAACACGCTGACGCAATGATGAATCTTGGCTTTACCTATAACGACACCTATGCCGCCCTTGCCACAATGACCGCCGCTAGTGGTAGCCCGGCAATAGCGTTAAAAACACTTGGAGCTGCCGCCGATCTTGCTCGCTTTAAACAGATTTCACTTTCTCAGGCTGGCACACTTCTTGCCCGCGCCGCAATAGGTCAGGCTAAGGGCTTGGGCGATTTGGGTATTGCTATTGGTAAGACAATTCCTAAAGGCGCTTCACTAGCTCAAATCTTACAAGCCGTTGAAATGCGCGCTGGAAATGCTGCGTATAATTTTTCTAAAACTTTGTCGGGTAGCCTCTTAGTTGCTCAAGCCAATTTTCAAAAACTAGAAATTGAAGTTGGCATTGGTCTTGTTCCTAAACTTATTTCATTGTCTCAATGGATAGTTGGTACTGGTATTCCTAAATTGCGTTCATTTTTTGAGCTTGTTAGAAACAACAAGGGTTTGTTTGAAGGCTTGGCTGCCGCCCTTGCGGTTATTTGGGCAGTACCTAAAGTTGCGGGATTTGTTAGCGCAATCGGAACTATGATCAAAGCCTATCAAGCCCTTAGAGATTCTGCCCTTGTTGCTGCCGCTGCCGAAGCGTGGGCAACGGGTGGTATCAACATTGCTGCTGGTACTGCCGCTATCGCAGGTGTCGCCGCTATTTACGGCGGAATTAAATTAAATGACCTTCTTAAAGGCAAAAATCCAGTTACGGCTACCTCTGGCCCTGCTGCTACACCTTGGTCTGCTGCTACTGCCCCTCAATTTGGTGGCACGAAGTTTTATGCTGGAACTTCCATGTCTGACGCTAACCCAAATCTTAAAGGTCGCCCTTATTCCGTTTTGCCATCTACCACTAAAACCACAGGCACTAAAACTTCGGTTGCTAAGGCTAAGCGCGGTACAATGGGTGGCGGTTCTGCCCCTATAACAGTTGTTGTTAATGGCGCACAAAATCCAACTGCTACTGGTCACGCAGTTGTCAAAGCGATTAAGACGGGAACAAGATAATGGCAACCCCTTCATCGGCTTATCAGTTTGCCTTTAACGGTTTTCTTTTTGGCGCAGGTACGCCTTATGTAGTGGAAAACATTGACGGTCTTGCCGACCTTCCCGCCATTCGCGTTCAAGATGACAACCGAGGCTACATTGACGGATCGTGGTCGGGTCGGGATTTCTTGGATTCTCGTACCGTAACCTTTGATTTTATTATCACCGGAGACGGAACGCACAACGCGCAGTATTACTACAAGCAACTGCAATCTAATCTGACCTACCAGCAGTTAGGTAACTATCCTTCAACCATTACCACTAGCGCTTATCAGCTTGGACTCTTTCAGTTCTATTTGACTTCCACCACAGGCTTGCAACGGATGTACGGTCGCGTTCGCGCTATTAAGACCACGATTGACCCAGATTTTTCCTTTGGCTTTATCGCCACCCAAGTAGAGTTTTATTTCCCCGATCCTCGTTACTATGACGATACGGCAACGGTAACTTCTGGCACATCGGTCACAGTCAATAACACAGGTTGGGCAACCACCTGCCCTACGATTTATATTGCCACTCCGCCAAGCGCAACCTTTAGCATTACTGACGGCTTTAGCAACTATATGTATTTCTCTAATGTCAATACATCGCAAAGCATTACGATAGATTTACTTGCTCGCTCTATCTATCAGAACTCCACCTATGCTCGTCAGATTTTGACTGTTGCCTCTAGCTGGCTCAGCCAACTCGGTAACACTTCATCTACTTGGTCAATGAGTTCAGGTTCAATGCAAGTAACCTATCGGAACGCTTATGTCTAATTATCGTTATTTTATTACTCAGCTCTATCAGAGCGGAATTAACGCAAACCCTATTGTTGCTGAAATTCCTTTTACCAATGTGAACTTTACCCAAGAGGTAAATAACAACGGTACTTTTACTGGCGAGGTATTGCTCTCTGGCTTGTCGCAGGGAGCGTATGGCGTGACGGCGAATGTTGTTGCCAACACCATCCCCGGACAGTTTGCGCTTTATGTGGACTTTAATGGATCGCCTGTATGGGGCGGTGTTATCTGGAATCGTGAATATAGCTCTGATACGCAAATTTTGACTATTACAGGTCAAGAAATGATGTCGTACTTTAACCGCCGAGTCATTTACAATACTTCTGGTGGCGCGAGCGGTAGCACCGTTTTCACCAATCAAGACCCTTGCTACATCGCCAATCAGCTTATCACTCAAGCCCAAACTGCAACCTATGGTTATATTGGTGTAGCTACAAACACCACGACATCGGGCTACTCGGTCAGCCGCACCTATTACAACTTCGAATTAAAAACTGTCTATCAAGCCATTAAGGATTTATCTACTGGTTTGGATGCGGGAACGCAGACCCCATTCTTTGATTTTCGCATTGTGCCTAGCTACGCAAGTGGCACAGGTGTCAGCGCCATTACTAACACCTTTACTATGGGCGTTCCTTATCTTGGCAACGGATTATATAACGCGGCTACTTCTAGCGCCCATGTCTTTGACTTTCCCGGCAACATTGTTTCTTACACTTATCCCGAAGATGGCACAACAACCGCTAACACGGTGTACGGCTTAGGCTACGGCGCAAATGTCAGCAAGCTCATCGCTACCGCCGTTGATTCATCCAAACTTGGCACATGGCCTTTGCTGGAATCCTCAGCCAGCTTTATTGACATTAACGACCCCACGCTTCTCAAAGCCGTTACCCTTGGTCAAGTGAACGCCTTGTCTTACCCACCAACAACGGTTCAGGTTGTCATTCCGTCTTATGTTGATCCGCAATTTAATACTTACAAACTAGGCGACTTCGTGCGCTTATCTATTAACGATGATTTCTTCCCATCTAGCACAGGTGGCGTTGCGGCTAACGAGGTCTATCGTATTGTTGCCATGAGCGTATCGCCCGGCGAAAATGCTCCAGACCGCGTGACTTTAACCCTAACCCTTCCCCTTGCTACAACAGGAACGGTGAGCTAAATGGCGTATGCAAATCTGACTCCTAACTTGCAAGATATGTTTAACCAAATCAACGACCGCCTTCGCAAGCTAGAAAGCGGGCCGAACTCGGCGCAATATTCTGCCGACTCAGCTCAATCAACGGCAAATAGCGCACAAAGCGCGGCTACAACGGCATTAGCTAATGCAGCCACCGCATACACAGCCGCGCAAAATTCCCTTCAACCAAGCGCTTATGCAATTCAAGACCCTACAACAAAACAATTAACTGCCATTAATTCTGTAGGTGTTACCGTTTATACTAATTCACCTACAACTGGCGCTCGCGTTGTAATGAACTCAAATGGCTTGGCTGGCTACAACGCAAGTGGCGGCACTACTTTTGCCATTTCCGCTTCTGATGGTTCAGCGCACTTTGCTGGTTCGATTACGGGTTCGTCAATTACTGGTAGCACACTTAATATTAGCGGTAATTGCATTATTGATTCTAGTGGATATTTAACCGCTACTGGAGCAACCTTAACTGGACAGATTAACGCCACCTCTGGTCATATTGGCGGATTCAGTATTGTTAGCAACGATTACTTAAACTACGGCACAACTTATATTTATGGCAATTCCACTTCTTCGGGTTATGCGATTCTTGATATCAGCAAAACAATCGGTGCTGCCAAACTTCAAACGCTTAGTTCAAGCTCGGATTCTTTGTATTCAAGCGGTGGCTTGCAGGTAGCTGGACTTGCCGACATTACTGGCAATCTTCAGGTTCACGCCATGTCATCAACTTCAGCAACGGGCGTTGTGTGGTCTGCTTCTAACAGTCGTTTTTATCTTACAACTTCTACCGAACGCCACAAAACAAACATTAATCCGTTGCCCGCCGCTGACTATTTATCAAAACTTCTTCAGCTTGAGCCAGTAACTTTTACTTACAAGCCAGAATTTACAGACAATCCAGACCTTCTCATCTCTGGCCTTATCGCTGAGAAGGTGGCAGAAATTCCTGAGTTTTCTACGGTTGTTAATTTAGATGCAGACGGATTGCCTGAGTCATTGGCTTATGATCGCCTTGCAATGTTTATGCTTCCCGCATTAAAGCAAATCAATGACCGTCTAACTGCTTTGGAGGCAAAGTAATGGCTGAGATAGATATAGAAAATGTGCTGAAAGGTATGCGCGAAGTCATTGGGAATCTTGCTCAAGAAAACGCCATTCTTAAAGCATCGTTGGAAGCGGCACTTACGCCAACACCAACAACCACCGCAGTACCCGAGCGACCAGATGTGACTGGTTCGCAAGGAATCCAACCATCTAACCCATAACCCGAAAGGGCGCAAATGAACGCCACGCAATTAGCTAACGCCGCAAACTGGGCGCAGGTACTCTGGGCAAGCGGAGCCGCACTCGCAACAATCGCCGC